CGTCCTCCGTGACGGCCGCTTCCGTTTGCGTATTGAAGTAACCGAAGACTTAAAAGGAGACAGGAAATGAGAGTTTATATCAGTGGAAAGATAGGCGAGATGACGATCAGCAGGGCCACTCGCCGGCGGTTTGATGCCGCTGAGGAGATGCTGCAGGGGATGTTTCCTGCAGACCCGGTTGTGAACCCTGCGAGTGAGGCGTTCCAGGAGGCTATGGATGTGGCTTTCTCAGTGAATGACCGTCTGAAGAGCTACGGTCTCATCCTGCTGTATGACCTGCAGTGGCTGGAGCGTTGCGGTGCCATCTATATGCTGGAGGGCTGGGATCGTTCTCCGGGGGCGCAGGCTGAGCTGGCTTTCGCGCATGCCACGGGTAAGCAGGTGCTCTGGCAGAGCGAGGTGGATGCGCGTGTGTTCTGGGATACTTACTCGAAGGCTTGCAGCTGGGAGAGCGTGTGGCTCCCCGTCGGAACCGGGGAGCACAGTAGTGACGGGGAAGGAGGGCGGCTATGAGGAAGAGCAGACGTATGCAGCTGTATGTAGTGACGGGTGTGAGCCGTCTGACGGGTGAGCGTGAGGCGGTGACGTGCCCTCACGGGCTGTCGAAGACTGTGGAGCTGCGCGACCGCCTGGCCCGCAAGCAGCACAGCTGGAGTGCTTACAGCCGTCTGCGCGTGGAGCCGGCTGAGCGCGAGGGCGACGTTTTCGGTGGTTAGTGACATGCGTCTTTTGCTGGACGGGCTGCGATACGTATCTTTGTGGTCTCATCCTGCAGAAGGCGCTTGAAACGAGAGTATATTCCGTAAATATGTATATAGCATGATTGACAAACAGCGTGTGATGGACGAGACCCGCCAGGGCCTTGACATCCTTCTGGACCTTTATCCTCAGGCCCGTGACTGCGTGGGCACTAAGAAGCAGTTCAAGATGCGCCTGTCGGAGAAGACGGCGTCGGCCACCATCCGCCAGAACAAGGGCGGTGTGTGGGTGGTGCATGACTTCGGCGGCGACGACGAGGACCTGAACGGCATCGACGCCTGGATGCGCGTGAGGGGCTGGGACCGCAGCCGTTTCGGTGCTGCCGTGCTGGCCATCGCGCAGGAGTTCGGCATCCGTGACGAGCTGTCGCCGGACAAGAACTTCGCCCGTGTTGTGGAGCGTGCCGCCGGTGATGACGAGCAGGAGGGCCGTTGGTACTACGAGATCCGCGAGTTCACCGACCGTGAGCTGAAGATACTGGGTCCCGGCGTGACCCGTGACACGTGTGCCTCGCTGCACTGGCATGCGCTGGAGTGGCTTGGCAAGGTGAAGGACCGTCGCATCAAGGAGTTTCACTCGAACGAGAACTTCCCTATCTTCCTGCGTGAGTGCTTTGTGGAGAAGAGGGGCGTGTCTGCTGACGTGTCTGCTGACGTGTCTGCTGACGGGGCTGCTGACGGGGCTGCGACGATGTCGCAGCATAGTGGGACTGGCGAGGGTGCTGCTGACGGGCGGCAGGGTGCTGACCGGTTCTATAAGGTGTACAGGCCTTTTGAGCCGGACAAGCGGTGGCGGTTTATGTATTTCCCTGAGGGCGCGAAGCCTCAGAACTACATCAACGGCCTTTATGAGCTGAAGAAGGAGTGGCAGCGCCTGAACGAGAAGAAGAACAAGGAGAGCGGCAATGAGGAGGTGGGCGGCAGCACTGCCATCTGCAACATCGAGAAGACGATGGACCGCGGTGTGCAGCGCTACTACCGTGTGGTGCTGTGCAGCGGCGAGCGTGACGCCCTGTGCGTGAAGGCCCGTGGCGACTGTCCGGTGTGGCTCAACAGTGAGACGGCGCGCCTGGACCAGCAGGACTACAAGGCCATCATCGCGCTGGGCGGCGAGCTGACGAACATCCCCGACCTCGACGCCACCGGCATTGCCCGTGGCTCTGCGCAGGCCCTGAAGTACATGAGCATGAAGACGTGCTGGCTGCCTGAGACGCTGCGTGACATGAAGGACAACCGTGGCAGGCCTTCGAAGGACTTCCGCGACTGGTGCCAGTACTTCCCGACGAAGGAGGACTACTACGACCTGATGGACCGTGCCGTCGAGGCGAAGTTCTGGCAGACGAAGGTGACGAAGGACGGCGACCGGCGCCACCGCATCGACGCGACGTGCCTGCACCAGTTCCTGCGGCTTCACGGCTTTGCCGTGCTCCATGACGACAGTGACCCTGAGCCGCAGCTGGTGAGGGTGAAGGACAACGTGGTGTTCCGCAAGCGTCCGCGTGACGTTCGCGACTTCGTCCGCCTGTGGTCGATGGGCGCCAAGGACCCCGACGCCCCGTCGGAGTCGCTGCGCCAGGACACGCTCATCCGGATGGAGCACGGTGTGCGCAACCTGATCCTGACGGACGTGGCCTTCACTCCGGCTTACCTGAGTGCTCTGCCCACGGTGTCGCCCGACTTCACGAGCTACACTGCCCGGACGCAGGACTTCTACTTCCGCAACGGGCTGGTGCACTGCCATGGCGACGGCTACGACCTTCACCTCTACCGTGACCGCTCGCTGGACACTTGCGTATGGAGCGACCAGATCATCCCTCATGACTTCAGGAAGCTGCCTCCGATGTTCAAGGTGGAGTGGGTGGCCGGCGAGACGCTCATCGACGGCACTCCGAAGTTCCGCCTGGAGGTGCTCGACTTGCGTTCGTCGCACCTGATGGGCTACCTGATCAACACTTCGCGCATCTACTGGCGGCAGGAGGTGGAGGACCGCTATCCGGGCAGTGTCGACGCCCAGCGGGCATATCTGGAGATGCACCCGTTCGAGATAGCTGGCGAGAGCCTGACCGACACGCAGCGCGAGGAGCAGGCCCAGTCGCTGCTGAACAAGATCTTCACCATCGGCTACCTGCTGCATGCTTACAAGAGCCCTTCCAGGACGTGGGCGGCGTTCCTGATGGACAACCGCATCGCCGAGGGCAACGAGGCCAACGGGCGCAGCGGCAAGTCGTTCTTCAGCGAGGCGCTGAAGCAGCTGCTTCACATCGAGGTGGCCGGCATCGACGGCCGCAACACCGACATCAAGAAGGACACGCATGCCACGTCGAAGATCTCTCGTCAGACTCGCCTGGTGCATGTGGAGGACCTGAGCCAGTATATCGACGTGAGCGACTACTACAACCTGATCACTGGCGACATGAGCGTGAACCCTAAGGGCCTTGCGCCGTTCACCATCCCCTTCTCGGAGAGTCCGAAATTCCTTTTCTCGACGAACTACGTCCCTGCGACGTTCGATGCCTCGAGCGACGCGCGCATGCTGTACGTGACGTTCAGCGACTGGTATCACCACCGGACGCAGGACAACCCGTTCCACTACCAGGAGGAGCGCACCATCTTCGACGACTTCCAGAAGAACCTGTTCGACTCGTTCTACTCCGAGGAGGAGTGGAATGCCGACCTGAACCTGCTGATGCAGTGTGAGCAGCTTTATCTGTCGATCTGCGCCAGGACGTGGAAGGTGCAGCCTCCGATGCAGAACATCATCCTGAGGAAGCTGAAGACGGAGATGGGCCCGCAGTTCGAGGAGTGGGCCACGGTGTACTTCGCTCCCGACGGCCCGAACGTGAACCGCCAGCTGGTGCGCAAGAAGGTGTTCGAGGACTACCTGAAGGACTGCCCCGGCACGAAGGACGTGATGCGCCGTTTCACTGTGCGCCTGAAGGCCTTCGCGCGCTGGGCGTCGTGGATCTTCGAGCTGAACCCGAAGGACGTGCTGAACACGCAGGGTCGCAACATCCAGACGACGCGCGACCCCGTCTCTCAGGAGATCGTGCAGCAGGAGATGATCCACCTGCGCACGGTGAAGGAGGAGGAGCGGCTGCGTGACATCGACAAGATCTGGGACGGTGTGGGGGCGGCCACCTGACGCCCTCACGGCTCTACACATATATATATTTACGGCTGGCGGCCACCGACGACCCTTTTTGGGGACTCGGTGGCCGCCGTTTTTGGTGCATTTTCGTGCCGCCGGCCGTTTTTCCCCCTCTTTCACCCCCTCTCCAAAGTAGCATTTCTTCTGTATATCTGTATATCGACATTCGAAAAGCGTGAAAAAGCCTTTATTTATCGCGGTTTCTCTGTATACAGATATACAGAAGGTGTTCTGTATAACAGAGTAGTGTTCTGTATATTTGTATAAAGGATGTGAAATGCCGTTTTACACATTTTAACGGGCAGGCCCGCCGTTTTGGGCCGATACAGAGCGGCGGTGGTGTTACAAAGCGAAATACAGAAGCGGCTGTATGTTGTGTATACGTCCGAAAAGCCTTTATTTACGGGTGTTTCCGGCTGTTGGCCGGTGTTGTTTACAGAAAATACAGAAAAATCGGCCAAAAATCAGGGGCGGAGAGAAAAAGCGAGGGGAGGGGTGCGGTGTTTTCAGGGAAAATGTGTACTTTTGCAGGGACTAATTAAAAACCGATGATACCTTCAGAGAGACGCCCTCAGTTACAGACCTGCAGCCTGGCGGTGGCCGACCACCTGGCTGAGTATGCCCGCCGGCGCTTCCGGCTCGACCGGCGCACCGGTGCGATCATCATCCCGCGTAACTTCGACCTGTGGCACTGCCTGTGGCATGTGATGCAGAAGGCTCCCCGTGGCGGCCGTGTCGCTAAGGGCGGCAACCTGCTGGTGCGCCTTCCCAACCGCCAGCACAAGGGCGGCATGGAGGGCAAGGATCCTGCTTGGTGGAACTACGTCAGCCCTCGCGGTTCGAAGCTTGTGGAGCGCCAGCTGCGTCGCCTGTACTACTTCGACTTCCACTCGTGGATGCTGGACTCGGGTCGCAGCAGCCAGATGCAGTGCGAGCGTGTGCGTACGTTCATGCGCCGCTGGGGCACTTCGCCCGACCATGAGGATGCCCTGCTGAAGGAGTGGCAGCGCTACAGGAAAAGGGAGAAAAGTGCCGACTTTTTGTAACGAATCTCGAAAAGCGTCGTGTTTTAACACTATTTTAGTCGTATTCCGATGTGCGTTTTGTCCTGAAAACGAGGCTCATTTTCAGTCGGGTGTTTTCCCTCGTTTGCTTTCCTGCTGACGGCCGTGTGTCCTTGTCGGTATGCCGGCTAATGCCTACCTTTGCACCGTCGACATCCCCCGACGGCCCCTCTGGTCACGTCCAGCGGCCTCCTTCCTACACCAAAGAAGGCGCGCCAGGTTACCAAGGAGGCACTCCGGGCAGCGTCAGGAGGCCGTGCGAGGTTTCGATCCCAAGCAACATTAACCATTAATACCTAAAAAAACACACACACATCATGTCACAGAAAGTACAGATCTATCGCAACACGAACGAGCTGTCGAAGACTTTCGGCAAGTACTACGTGCGTGCCGTCTACGACGAGAAGTTCATCACCACTGCCGAGCTGGCCGACTACATCCAGACGCAGTGCACCGTGAAACGCTCTGACTGCAAGGCCGTGCTCGACGAGCTGGGTGCCGCCTTCAAGCACTATTTCGAGCTGGGTCAGAAGATCCGGCTGGACAACATCGGCATCTTCAAGGTGGGCATCACCAGTGCTCCCAGCGACAGCCTCGCCGGCTGCGGTGCTTCGAGCGTGAAGAAGAGCCGCGTGCTGTTCCAGCCCGAGACGTCGGCCATCGCCACCGGCGAGACCGTCAGCGTGAAGCGTGCCCGCCTGGTGGACGGTGTTCCTACGCTGGTGACCACCGAGATGGCGACCTACAGCCACCCGGTGGTGATGCTGAAGGACGTTCGCTTCGAGCTGGCGCAGAACGCGCTGGGCAGCGGCTTCGACGATGACGGCGGCACCGGCGGCGGCACCGGCGGCAGTACTGGCGGCGGCGACGACGAGCCCCGTCCCTAAGTGGTCAGACGCAGGAAGCCCCTTGTGCTTTCTGCGTCTTTCACTCTTCGCGTACAATTATATATCTTTGCAGCACAATCATTAACACAGATAACGATGAGAATATCTCCCCTATACTACAGTGTGGCCCACCGGCCGTTCTTCATCCTGCCCCGCACTGCCGAGGCCGAGAGCATGCTGGTGATGAAGCTGCTGGAGCATGATGCCAGCCTCTATGGCGGCTCTGACAAGCTGGCAGACAAGCATCCTCCCCGTGCCGCCTTCGTGGGAGTGACGGGCCGGACGGTCGTGGCCAGTGCCGCCCAGGCGAAGGACGGCGACGCCGGTGTGCCTGAGGGCAGCGTGGCCGTGATCCAGATGCGCGGCACGATGATGAAGGAAGGCACGCTGTGCTCCTACGGCACTGAGGAGCTGGCCGAGCTGATGACGGCCGCCGCCATGGATGGCGAGGTCGTGGGCCTGGTGCTGGACGTGGACTCGGGCGGCGGCTGTGTCGACGCCGTGGCTCCGATGACGCAGGCCATAGCCCGCTGCCAGTCGATGGGCAAGCCCGTGGTGGCCTCGTGCGACCTCTGTGCCAGCGCTGCCTACTATGTGGCGTGCCACTGCGACTCGGTGATGGCCAACAACGACATCTCGGCCGAGTTCGGCAGCATCGGCGTGATGACCCAGCTGGCCGACTATGCCGGCTACTACGAGCAGCGCGGCATCAAGCTGCACAACATCTACTCGACGCTGAGCGAGCACAAGAACGCTCCCTTCGAGGCAGCGCTGAAGGGCGACTACAAGAGCATCAAGGAAGAGGAGCTCGACCCACTTGCGCGCCAGTTCCAGTCGTCGGTGAAGGCTCACCGTCCCGGTCTGGACCTGAAGACGGAGGGTCTGCTCAGCGGCCGTATGTTCATGTACGACGAAGCGCAGCGTGTGGGTCTGATCGACGGCATCGGCACCCTTGACGATGCCGTCAGCGAGGTGCGCCGCCGTGCGGCCGAGGCGCATCTGGAGCGCTACCTGCGTGGTTAAAGCGAAATGTGAGTTTCCATAGTTTAAGTTTTAGGTTTTTAGTTAGTTAAGTTAGGATTATGAAGAAAGAATTCAAGATGGTTAGCCAGTGGGTCATGTCGATCCTTGGCATCCAGAATTTCTCGAAGGACGCTGAAGGCAAGCTGTTCCTCACCGCCGAGCAGAAGCAGCTGCTGGCCGAGAAGTACGGCGAGCAGTTCGTCAACGGCTTCACCGCCGACCTCTCGAGCTTCGGTGCCTCCGTTGGCGAGCCCCTCAGCGCCGCCGAGCGCCTGGAGCTCGATGCCTCGCGCAAGGAGGTGGAGCGCCTGAAGGCCAGCATCGAGGCCATGAAGGCCAGCGAGCAGAGTCTGAAGCAGACCATCAGCACGCTGGAGGGCCAGGTGGCCCGTCCCGGCGGCGAGGGTGCTCAGGTGACCCTGAGCGAGTTTGAGGCAGCGCTGAAGAAGAACGGTGTTGACCTGTCGCTGAAGCACAACCGCTACCTGAGCGACTACCTTCAGGGCAAGGCACAGGCCGCCTACAGCGGCAACAGCACCATCGACACTCAGGAGCTTCGCCAGGAGTTCGGCAAGTATGTCGACCAGAACCGGATGGAGATCCTGAAGGGTCTGTTCGGCCAGACCGAGTCGACCCAGTTCATGTCGACCGTGATCACGGACAAGACCGAGATCCGTGCCAGCCAGGCGCAGGTCATCGGCACCGTGCTTCAGCAGTTTGTTCCGAAGTGGACCCCGAGCGGTGCCGCGAAGTTCCATCCGCTGACGATCAAGAACTTCAAGTGCAAGTTCAACGTGCCCATCATCCCCTCCGACATCATGGAGGATATCCTGGGCTATCTCTACGACGAGCAGGCCAGCACGCTGCAGTCGATGCCCGTGGTGCGCTACATCCTGTCGCAGCTCATCTTCCCGAAGCTGGACGAGGAGCGCGAGCAGGCACTGGCCGTGGGTAAGTTCGTGGAGAACACCCCCGACGCGCAGACGGGTGCCCTGAGCGCCAGCGACCCCCTGGAGTCGATGGACGGCTACCTGACGCAGCTGAAGGAGCTCTTCGTGGCAGATGCCGCAGCCCAGGCCGATGCCAAGAGCGGTGTGCGCTGGCTGCAGACCGCCACTCAGATCGACCCTGCCCAGAAGAACGTGCGCGCCACGATCGACGCAGCCGTGAAGGAGGTGTCGGACCTCTATCCGCTCTATGCCAAGAAGGCCATGAAGGTGCACATCGACCCTGTGCTGGCCGATGCCTACCGCCGCGAGTACCTCGAGGAGTACAAGTGGCTGAAGAACCAGGACGGCACGCACAAGAACGACATCGACTTCTCGAACTTCACGTTCGGCGAGTGCGAGGGCATGCGCGGCACCGGCTGCTTCTTCATCACCCCGAAGGAGAACTTCAAGCACCTGATGAGCCATGATCCCCAGCGCGTGACGCTGCGCTTCCAGGAGCAGGACTACGAGGTGAAGGTGTTCGGCGAGTGGTGGGAAGGCACTGGCTTCTGGATGGCCGAAGCCGTCTTCGCCTACATCTCGCCCGAGTATGCCGGTGTCGAGCTGCCTGCCAGCGGCGACGACAACGCTGGCAACGGCGACGGAGTATAGAAACCCCCTTGAGAGTGCCGGCGGTGCCGTGTGGCTGAGTCAAGGCAGCGGCATCGTCGGCCAAGCTGAATTTCAATAGATTAACCATTAAACGTTCAATTAATTATGCCTCCATATAGTTTAGTAAGCGTGAAGAAGAATGGCTCGAACCCGGGCATGCCCCGCGGCAAGAAGAACATCATCCTTCTTTTCGACTTCGACAAGTTCACCATGGAGCGTGACGAGAAGGGCGTGAAGGTGACGGCGCTGACCCCTGCCAGCGGCACTGACAAGCCCATCGCCATGTTCGTGGACCAGAACTCGGTGGATGCCGGCGACGAGGTAGAGGGCGACGCCTACGCCCGTGGCTACATCCACCACGTGAACTTCCAGCACCCGGGCACCGAGCTCGAGGTGGCCGAGTTCAAGGCCAACAACGTCAATGCGAACCTCGGAGCCATCGTCATCGGCTGCGACTCGGCTGAGACCACAGCCAAGGTCTACGGCACGCCCTGTGCGCCGCTGACCATGCAGACTGCCACCGAGGAGGACACCAACGAGGCCCACCGCAACAACTTCGAGCTGCGCAGCGCCATGCGCTCGTGGCCCGCAGGCATCATCGACAAGACGGACATCCCCGCCACGGGCGACCCTGATATCGACACGTTCCTGGGCATCGGCTCCTCCAGCCAGAACGCCCAGGGTCAAGTATAGTGCCTATGACGACAACGAGCGATATCCCCGACATCAAGAGCACAGCCCCCGCCGACAACGGGGGCTGTGACGCTGTTAGCGTGGTGATACTGAGCAGCGACGTGCGCCGCGGCCGGCTGGCTGAGCGCAGCGTGGTGCGCTGCCTGAAGGGTGTCGATGCCGAGACCCTGGTGGTGGACGTGAGCAACAGCCGCGACACTGAGGCCGAGACCCTGCGGCGGGTGCTGCCCGGGCTGGGCAGCCACCGTGTGGTGCTGATGGACGACCGCATGCTGCTGCTCAACGACGTGACCGTCTACGACATCGGAGTGCGCAAGGCCCGGCAGGTGGCCGTCGGCGGCGGCCGGATGCTGACCGACTACGACGTGCGCATGCCCGTGCTGCTGCACCGTGATCCGCTGGAGGCCATGCTGGAGTACCTGGTGCGCGAGTTCCCTCACGAGGACGTGGCGTCGTACTACATGCGCAACACCCTCGCCGAGGTGCGTCCGCTGCTGCTGCGCCAGTGGAACGAGGACGGGTGGCTGCTGCCCCTGGTGAGCGATCGTCCCGACATGAGCGTGGTGCGTAAGTGGTCGGAACGTCAGAAGTTTATGTGGATTTCACTGAAGTCATGGGCGAACCCTGCCGTGACGGCCTTCGTCGAGCAGCGTCTGGGCTTCAGCGCAAGCGGCAGGTGATGAGATTCAAGAGTGCCATCAGATATCAGCAGGCAGGCGTGAAGGCATCCACGGCCATGCCGGCTGCCGTCGCCGCCGCCGATGTGAGGGCCACGGCCAGGAAGTATGCCTTCCTGCGCGAGCCCGACTGCCCTGCCGAGCTGCATGCGCTGGTGGGCCGCCGCATCAGCATGTTCCACCAATACTCCAGCCTCTATCCGCAACTGCGCAACTGTCAGAGCCTTGACGAGTGTGCCGACGTGGCCGGCCGTCTGCTCGATGCCTATCTCGACAACCAGCAGTGCTGGCAGGAACTGGAGTACTACGACAAGCACCGCCGCGTGCTGGGCCGCCATCCCTACCTGAAGGAATTCCGCAAGCTGAGCGACCTGCGCCAGCTGACCACGCGCCAGCTGATGCGTGAGCAGCAGCGCTGCCGCGACAACATCTGGCGTGCGCGCAACGAGATGCGGAAGGGCGACCGTCCGCACCTGGACAAGCAGCGTGAAGCCAGGATCCGTCAGTACGAGGTCAGGCTGCAGCAGGTCAGCGCGCTGCTGGCCGAATGACAGATAATCACGATGAAACCGCCATAAAACAGCAATATGAGCAACTATGCTGAGAGTCACTTCCTGCGCCTGCAGGACTACATAGCCGGCGGCTCGACCGGCGAGCTCACCGACGAGGAGGAAGAGTACGAGAACCTGCTCTTCAGCTGCGTGGGTCTGGCGCGCAAGGAAGGCCGCGAGCGTGCCCTCGGATGGCTGATGAACGACCGTGGCTGTTCGCGCCACGTGGCGCAGCGCATCTACGACGAGAGCGTGAACCTGTTCTATGCCAGCGACGGCGTGAAGGACCAGGCGTGGCGCAACGTGCTCTTCCAGAAGCTCATGGACGCTGCTCGTGAGTTTGAGCGCCAGTTCTTCGAGCGCGACGACGAGGGCAAGACCGCCTTCGTGCCCAAGGCGAAGGACTACGAGGCATACGCCAAGCTGCTGGCGTCGGCGGCTAAGATCCGCCGCCTGGACCAGCCCGACGCCAAGGACGATGGTCCGCGCCAGCTGGTGCAGCAGCTCACCGTGATCAGCACCGACGCGCAGCGTGCGGGCCTTCCTGCCACCAACGTGCAGGAGATACTGAGCAACCCCTTCTTCAAGCAGCTGCCCAAGAAGCACCAGGCTCGTCTGGCCATGGAGGCCGGCGCCATGCCTGCCGATATCGACACCATCCTCGACAACTCACTGGAACTGGCCCATGAAGCATCTGACGAGTGAGGCGCCGCAGGTGCGCTACATGAACCGCTACGCCACCATCGCGCTGCTGGCCATGCCGCAGAACTTCATCGGCGTGCTGGGCCGTGCCAGTGCGAAGACCACGCAGTTTCAGGTGGCTCGCATCCAGCAGGCCGTCGTGGAGTGCCCCGGTGCTCCGTTCGTATGGGTGAGCGACACCTATTCCAACCTTCACAAGAACGTGATCCCCTCCGTGCTCGAAGGCCTGCGCTTTGCCGGCTGGGAGGACGGCACCCACTTCATCATCGACCGCCAGCCTCCTGAGGAGTGGCGCCGTCAGATGTACAACGTCATCGACTCGTTCCGCCAGGTGATGACGTTCTGGAACGGCTTCACGTTCACCTTCGTGTCGCTCGACCGTCCGAGCATCGGTGCGGGCCGCTCGTATGTGGGACTCTTCGGCGACGAGGTGAAGTACTGGCCCGAGGCCAAGTTCACCAATATCCGCAAGGCCGTGCGCGGCTACCGTGCGCGTTATGGCGACAGTCCGTGGTACCGCTCGCTGTCGCTCACCACCGACATGCCCAACCCCAACCATCCGGGCGAGTACCGCTGGATGATGAAGCTGGCCAAGCTCATGGATCGCGGGCGCATCAAGCTGCTGCTGCAGGTGGGTCAGGTGCTCAACGACGCGCGCCGCCGCTATGCCCAGTCGCTGCAGGACGGCGACGAGCACGGGCAGCAGCTGGCCGAGCGCAACATGCGTCGCTGGGAGGAGCGGTGGCGCCAGTGCCGTCGCGGTGCGACGCTGTTCCTGGTGGCGTCGACGCTGATCAACGCCGACGTGCTGGGCGAGGAGTTCTTCAGCGAGGAGCTGGCCGAGGGTCTGGAGGGCATCGAGACCAACCTGCTCTCCATCCCTCAGAAGATGACGGCCGACCAGCTGTTCTATGCCACCCTGTCGGCCCGTGACTTCTACGACGACGGCACGCTCAACGACGTCATCGAGCAGCATCCCTACGGCTGGGACGAGGACTGCACGGTGCTGCGCTACCTCGACCCTACGCGTCCGCTGGAAGGGGGCATGGACGACGGCAACATGAAGTCGATGGTGTTCGGTCAGCGCCGCGGCCAGCGTGAGTACCGCGTGCTGAAGGAGCTCTACACGCTGCCTCCGGACAACGAGCGCCAGCTGGCCGACGCCTTCCTGCGCTACTTCGGTCCGCACCGCACGCGCGTGCTGCGCCTCTATTACGACCGTGCCATGAACAACTACCAGCGTCAGGGCAACGCCATGGCTCAGCGCGTGAAGCATGCCATCGAGGTGGGAGCCGACGGACGGCGCACGGGCTGGCATGTGGAGCTGATGAGCCTGGGCCAGGGCGATATCTTCAGCCACAACGAGTACAACTTCTTCTCGGCGCTCTTTTCGCGCCAGCTGTCGAAGCGTCTGTTCGTGCTGTTCATCGACGGCCAGAACTGCCCCAACCTGAGAGCCGAGATGGAGTCGACGCCCATCACCGTGGCTGAGGACAAGCGCACGGGGCGCAAGGATATCCGCAAGCAGAAGAAGGGCGACAAGCTGGCGACGCACCGTCTGCCCCAGGAGTCGACCAACCTGACCGACGCTCTGAAGTATCTCATCATGCGGCGTGAGTGGGTCAACGTGTGGCAGGCTTTCTCGGCGGGTCCGGTGACCATCGACCCGAAATAGGCCGAAAAATGGCCGGAATCTTAACGCGTGGCATGCCATGCGTTAATTTTTTGCCTTTTTCTTAACCTGATTTCTGCATGAAAACGCCGTTTTCGGTGCTCTTTTTCAACGGCTGGACGGCGAAAATGCCGATGGAATGGGCTTTTTCGGGTTGTGAAGTGTGAAACGGGCCTCGTGTGACGCGGAGAACGGGTCGCGGCCCGCTCCGAGCTCGGCTTGCGACCGCACCGAGGCGGCCGGCTCGGAAATGTGACGAGGTAGGGGAGGGGGCGCTTTGTATGTCCTTTCGCGCGTACAATAAAGAAGCTATCTTTGCACTTGTATGAAACAGGAGACAATGAGAAAGGGAAAGATAGTCGACCGCGCCGGAGGCTTCGCGATGGTCGACTGCGGTACTGGCGTCTATGCCGTCGGGCTGTCGAGCAGGGTAGGTGCGCAGCAGCTGGAGTCGTTCTTCGACTTCAGCGGACGCAGCTGGGACAAGGATCCCCAGAGCGTGGGCGGCGTGCAGGTGGTGCCTTGGGGCCCTGACGACCAGATGCCCCGCATGATCCGCGACCTGCTGGAGAAGAACAACATAGGCCCCGGCATCCTGGCCCGCAAGGTGGGCCTGATCTACGGTCAGGGTCTGCAGCTCTACCGTCCGCAGATCGTGGGCAACGAGCTCCAGCAGCAGTGGGTGCAGGACGACGACGTGCAGCGCTGGCTCGACTCGTGGGACGTGGGCCGCTACGTGCGCGAGGCGCTGACGGAGTATGTGCACATGCAGGGTCACTTCACGAAGTACCTCATGGGCAAGGCCGTGCGCATAGGCAAGCCGTGGGTGTCGCGCCTGGAGTGCCTGCCCAGTGCCGACTGCCGCCTGGTGTGGCCCGATCCGGAGCGTACTCCCCGCCTGGGCGATATCCGCCATGTGCTGGTGGGCGACATGGAGCGGTGGCGCGAGCTGCAGCTGTATCCCGTGTTCGACAAGTGGAACCCCACCGCGTCGGAGGTTGCCGTGGGCTATCACTCGCTGCGGTCGTTCGGTCGCAACCTCTATGCCGTGTCGTCGTTCCACGGCAGCATTCCCTGGATGCAGGATGCCAACGACATAGCCGAGATAGTGCGTGCGCTGAACGACAACATCATAGCCGCCTCCTACATCGTGCACGAGCCTGAGGAGTACTGGCGGAGGAAGAAGGAGGACATCTTCAGCGACCATCCGGAGTGGAGCGAGGGTCAGGTGGCAGCCAAGATCGAAGAGCTGCGCGACCAGGTGACCAACACCATCGCCGACGTGATGGCCGGCAAGCACAATGCGGGCAAGTTCTTCACCTGCGTCGACTTCATCGATCCCAGCGGTCATCCCCAGTCGTGGAAGATAGAGCCCATCGAGCTCAATCTCGACAAGTATATCCAGGCACAGAAGGATATCTCGCGCCTGTCGGACAGTGCCACCACGAGTGCCATGGGTCTGAGTCCCGCCCTGTCGAACATCATCATCGACGGCAAGAGCGACTCCGGCTCTCAGATGCTCTATGCGCTGAAGATCTTCTACGGTGCCGACACCCGCATTCCTGAGGAGGTGGTGCTCGAGGCGCTGAACGACGCGCTGCACATCAACTTCCCCTCGAAGCGTGACCTGTGGCTGGGCTTCTATCACAAGACCATCCAGAAGGAGGACAACGTGAGTGCCGCCGACAGGATGACGAACCAGCAGTGAAATGAGGAATGAGGAATGAGAAATGAGGAATGAGAAATGAGGAATGAGGAATGAAGAATGAGAAGAAATATATAGAGCTGCCTTCGCAGGGCGAGGAGCTGACGCCGGAAGACTGGACGGCGGTGCTCGAGATATGGCAGAAGGCCACGGAGCAGGGCCTGACGCTGCAGAGCGTGCGTGCCATGACCGCCGTGGCATGGCTGAAGATGCGCGGGGTGACGGCTCCGCGTGGCAACCAGGGTGCCTACTGGGGGCTGGTGACGCGGCTGGCCAAGTCGCTGGACTGGCTGTGGGCAGAAGGCGACGGCGGCTACAGCCTGCGTCAGACCACCGCCATGCAGCTGCTGCCCCGCATAGGCGAGCTGCAGGGGCCTGCCTCGTTCGGTGCCAGCATGACCTTCGGCGAGTTCCGCACCGCCTGCGACATCCTCAGGCAGTGGGCTGAGCGACAGTCGGACGACGACCTCGCCGCGCTCTCCGGAATGCTGTGGCGCCCTGCCCGCACGGCCTTCGACGAAAGCGCCATCGGCGAGTGCGTGGAGCGCGGACGCGCCATGAAGCCCTGGCAGCGGCAGGGAGCCATGCTGTGGCTGTCGGCCCTGCTCGACAGTCTGGCCGAGGATACCTACACCATCGGCGGCGAGGAAGTGAGCTTCGCCCCGCTGTTCCGTGGCGAGGGCGATGGCAAGGGCGACGGTCGCGGCTCGCTGGAGCGCATCCGTCTGACGCTGGCCGCCACCCACGTCTTCGGATCGGCGCAGGAGGTTGACCGCACGCCCCTGCTCACCGTGCTGATGAAGCTGCTGATGGACCACGAAGAATATGAACGACTCAAAAAAAAGAAATAGCCAATGATCATCAATTCAGCTGCAGAACTGCGAGAGCTCACCGCCTCGTACTATGCCAATAACGACTTCTCGAAGATATCCACGCTGCTGGAGGGCGTGGAGAGCGAGGTGGCCACCACGGTAGGCCTGCAGTCGCTCAGCAGTCTGACGGATCCGGCGCTGCTGTATGCCCGTCAGGCCGTGGCCTTCATGGGCACGATGCGCTTCTACCGCCTGAACGACCTCTCGCACGAGACCTCCGGCCGCAAGGCCAAGATAGACCGCGAGAACGAGGCGCGCCCCTTCGAATGGCAGCTGGCGCGCGACGAGCGGGCCCACCTCGAGGAGTACTACCGTGCCCTCGACCGCCTGATTGCTGCCCTCCAGGACAATGCCGACTACCAGCAGACAGCCGTCTACCAGCGCATCCAGGCCCTCGTGGTGAAGGATGCCGACAGCCTGAACTACCTCACAGGCCTCGATCCGTCGCCCTGGCTCTTCCAGCGCCTGGTGCCCTTCCTCTGGGAGAGCCAGCTGAAGGTCATGAAAGCCTACGGCGAGGGCTGGGACACGCTCGATGAGCAGTCGTCGGAGCTGCAGCATGCCGCCCAGATGGCCGTCGCCCTGGGAGGCGTGCGCCTGATGGGCAGCCGCATGCAGCTGCAGTCGCTGCCCTACGGCCTGATGCGTGCCGTGGAGAGCGACGGCGGCGGCAACGGCCGTCAGCAGGCCGGGCTCGGCGAGCTGCAGTCGTACCTGCAGCACATGCACGAGGAGTACCGCTACTGGCTGAACGAGATGCAGGACCTGCGCGACAAGGCCTCCGGCGAGAGCTTCACCCACCTGCAGATGCCTGACAACAGCGACGGCAGGAAGCGTTTCGTGAGGGTATAACAACGACAGAGCGATGACTCAGAATCCATTCAACACCAAGTTCGTGGCCGACGTAGGCACGCTCGTCGTGAGCAGCAGCGACAGCGTGGACGCCGAGATGACCGTCGGCGGAGTGACCGTGCTCAGCGAGCGCTACTCGCCAGCCAACGGCGAGATCGTGGTGCGCGGCCTGCGCAACGTGCTCGAGGCAGCCATCTACGGCGAGCTGAAGGCAGGCCCGCAGGAGAACGCCTCGAAGCTGACCGAGATCATCGTGGGATCGGTGGGCTTCGAGCAGCAGCTGTTCGCCTCGCGCCTGAGGAACCCCCGCGACCCCTACGGACGGAAGACCGTGATGGCTGCCGGCGACCTCGTGGCCGTGGCCAGCGGCTACGACGGCGATTTCGTGGGCGATGCCAACGTGCTGCTGACCCAGGTACAAGGCAGCAGCAGCGTCTACACCACCGCCCTGGGCTACGGTCCCGGCACGATGGCGTCGGGACGCTACGCGCTGGCCGACGGCCTGACGCTGTGGATAGACTTCACCTCCTGTCCTGAGCGTGCCGTGGCAGTGAGGTTCCTCAACCGCTACGACGTGCCGCAGACCATGATGACCACGCGCCCGCTGGAGGTGAAGCCCGGCTTCCAGGACCAGACCGCCATGATGTATGGCCGCCAGACGCGCTACAGCGTCAGCCAGCAGGATGAGTACACGCTGCGCTCGGGTGCCATCCATTCGATGCTGGAGTATGCCTCGTGGGCCGACCTGATCACCTCGCGCAAGGCCGAGGTGTGGATGGAAGGGCAGTGGCTGCCGGTGATCATCACGAAGACCAACTTCAACCTGGTGCGCCGCTCGAAGGGCTTGAACCCCGTCGAGGTGTCGTTCCGCATGGCCGACCCGCGCCAGGGACTATAAACCACCGACTATGATAGGAATCAGAAACTATATGCAGTTTGTCAGCGAGCTGGCGGCTGCAGCAGCGGCCAGTGCCGGCGTGAGCGACTATCACGTGAGGCTGGCCGTAGAGGAGAGCCATCTCATCAACCTGCTGAAGGACCAGGAGGGCATCGTGGTGTGCGGCAACGTGCCGGGAGCCGAGGTGCAGCAGCGACAGTCGTACACCGACAGCCGCGGACAGTGCCTGCTGATGGTGCTGCAGAAGATGCCGCGCGACGAGCAGGGCATGGATGCCGAGACCGACCGCTATGCCCGGCTGCAGCGCCTGATGGCCGCCATCGTCACGCTGCTGACAGAAGGGCTGGGGCAGTTCTGCGACCGCATGACGCTGACCGCCGACCCGCTCCGCGTGGAGTGGGAGTACAATGCCTATGGCGGCTTCAACGGCCTGAGCCTCTCGTTCTACCTGCATGACAACGGCGGTGCCGATATCGCCGGAGACGAACCCTAACCCTCCAGCGCCATGACCCAGCTCATCATAGCAGGCACAGAAGCAGTGCTACCGCTGTCGTTCAGCGTCACAGTGAGGCGCGAGAACCCCTTCTTCACCAAGTCGGGAGAGTACACCTACGACGTGCAGCTGCGGCTCGACAATGCCGTGAACCTGCAGCTCTACGGATTCCTGAACAGGCTGAACCGCCAGGAGCAGCTCTACACCGGGCGCACGGTGACGCTCATGGCCGACGGCCACGTCTACCTGCGCGGCACGGAGGTCATCACCCGCTGGACCCACGAGAGCGTCACCATCCAGATAGTCAGCGGCGAGTCGGAGCTGAACTGGCTCGTAGGTCAGGAGCAGAAAGTGAGCTCGCTGCAGCTGCCCGTGTGCGACTTGGGATGGGTGAACGCGCTCAACGCCCTCACCGACGAGCAGGACGTGGGCTACCACCACGACCTGGGGTGGCCACGCTTCAACTGCTGCTATCCCATGATACGCGACGAGGGTGCCGGCGTGACCTACAATGAGACCCTGCAGCAGTCGCAGTCGTCGCAGGACGGCCTGGGCGGCGACTCCGCCACCATCATAGCACTGCCACGCCTGGACACACGCTACACACAGCTGCGCCCGCAGCCCTTCCTCTGTGCGCTGGTGCGCGGCATCATCGAGGCGCTGGACTACACCATCGGCACCGACGAGCTGGCCACGCACGACACCTTCAAGCGCGCCTTCCTGGTGAACACCGTCGACGCGCAGGGCATGGAGGAGACGTTGCCGGCGGGATGGTCCGTGAAGGAATTCCTCGAGGAAGTGGAGAAGCTCACGGGCTGCGTGATCCTGGTTGGTCCCTCCGACGATCCGGAGAAGAAGGGCAGGGTAGACATCCTGATGAAGACCACCTTCTTCCTGAACGCCGAGCAGTATGCCGTGGCCAACGTCGTCGACAGCTACGAGGCCGAGGTGCAGCAGGACGAAGATGCCGACCAGTCGACGGCGACGCTGCAATGGCGGCTGCCCGACACGCGCACGGCGCGCCTGGCCTGTCTGCCCAAGGGCCTGTCGCGCTCGGCTCAGATGGTGACGTGCACCAGCCTTCAGGATGTGGAGACGGAGCTGACCGACGGCGACAGCCGCAGGATAGCCATCGACACGTCGACCTCGCGCCGCTGGATACTCGACCGCCATGCCTTCACTGCAGAGCGTGGCGAGGAGACACGGCAGCTGGAGAAGGTGGCCCTGCGTCAGGTGGACTACCTCAGTCCGCTGGAGCGAGAAGGAGCCCCCGCCACCATCGAGATGGACATCGTGCCGGCGCTGATGGACTGGCACTGGTATAACTACACACGGCTGGGCACCACCATCGTGCCCCATGCCATCAAGACCATCATCGTCAGTGGCAGCGGAAGCACTCCGCCGGCAGCTGCCGACGACGAACAGGAGACGCTGCCCTCGTTCGGCGACGTCATCAGGGCTTCGAGCGAGCCCGCCGAGGAGGAGCGTCAGCAGCTCTACATAGCCCTGTTCAACGGCCTGCAGGAGCAGGAGGGCACCCATGCCCTGCTGCCCGAGCCCTACATCGACTTCTACCAGGCCACATGCGAGCCCGGCTTCCGTGCGAAGCAGCCGCGCTACACCGCCAGCGAGGGCTTCGTGGGCTCGCTGCTGCTTAGGGAGCTGGACGAGAGCACCTACAATGCCAATGGCGCCTACCAGATAGACACGCGTACGGCAGTCACCTTCGAGACCTTCGACCCCAACACCATCGACACGCGCCAGGTGTACGTCATCGGCGGGCGGCGCTACGTGGTGCGCGACGTAGAAGAGACCATAGGCAGCGAGGGCCGTCAGCCCATGTGGCGCGTCACCTGCCATCCCATCAACATCACCGACGAGACGCTGGAGCACCGCTGGGTGCTCACCCGCGGCGTGTGGGACGACGGTGCTGCCTGGCTCGACGACGGACGATGGAACGACAACCCCACATGACGATGGAATACACGGATCAGGAGATAGAGCTCTTCATCAGAGAGCAGCTGAAGCGTCATGGCGCGCAGCTCGTGGAACGCTTCGTGGCAGCCCTGGAGAAGAACAAGAACATAGACACGGGACGGCTGGCCGGGTCGTTCGAGTCGTCGGCCACGGACATCGGAGGCGGCAGCGAGCTCGCCATCTCGTTCAATGCCTATGGCCGCATGATGGAGGCCGTGGGCAGGAAGAGAAGGCGCATGGCAGGCAAGAACCGCGACGTATGGGGGAAGCAGAACCACAGGCCGAAGAAGATAGAATGGTACAACCGCAACCGCTATGCAGGCTATGGCCGTCTGGTCAGGCGCATCGCCGCCGGCATGAGCAGCATGGAGCTGCAGTGCATCCGTGGCATCCTGGAGGAAGCGAAGAAAGAACTGTTATAACAAATTCTGATACAAAAAAACACATCAAAATTTGCATATTTGATAATTTATCCCTATCTTTGCAGCCGAAAACCGTATGAGAAAAGAAGCAAGTGAGCAACTACACCAACAAATCCGACATGTACTTAGATGTGGCAGAGCTGGCAGAAAACAACTACAAGTATCCTGCCGTAGCGCATTGTGCATACTATAGTTGTTTTCACCTAATGCAGCATATTTGGTACCATAAGATGGGAAAAACTGAAAGGCAGCTGGAGATAGAATGCTCAACCAATAAGACAGGTAAACATAATATCCTGATTAATGAGGTAGCCTGTTTCATCAAGAACAATCCAAAGAACCGAAATGCCCAAAGCGATTTCCAGTTGTTCAACAGCAAGATTCTTCAACTAAAGAAACTCAGGGAGAGTGCTGACTATAAAGACGAAAGTTTTGATATTACCAAGAGTATAAAATCAAGAACGTTGGCCCGTGAGCTCATACCTATTTTGAAAAGAACCTAAGAAGAAAGAGATGAACGCTAAAGATTTTGTGATTAAACGTCTGGAAGAGTTCTTGAAAGCATTTAAGGACGCCAGGGTGCGCTATGAGCATGATTCCATGACTCAAACCCATATCGTGGAAGTGTGCCCACAGGCCGTGTTCGATAGCCAGGAATTCCTCGACTGGGAGTGTAAGCTGTACGATCAGTTTCTCATCGATTATCCTGGTGAAGTCATAGGCTTTATTTCTGAAGATGCCTTGGTAGGAATTGAAAATGTGGACTTTGAGCTTGAAGGAAGTCTCTATGGTTCATATACCATTAACCCGGATATCGTCTTCAATACACCAGTTGCCAAAATCTCCTTGTCTGCAACTAGACTTCAGGGCGAGACCTTCTCTGTGTCAGACATCCCCTTGACTGATAACTTTGAAGAAACACTTGTAAGTAATAACGACTTCTTGAACAACTATAAATTTGCAGCCTAATGAGCCAAGTACAGAAACCAGCGTCAGGATTCGCCATTCAGAACATCATACTGATTGAATCCTCATTCAAGAGAATCAATAATGCTATTTTCGAAGATATTGAGAATAATATGAATATCGATGTGAACGTGGCTGTGAATGCTCCATCAATCACCGTAGAGGAGACGGTGGATTTGGTGCAGAAACATAAGGGGGACGAGCAGATGAAAATCCGCGTGAAAATGGTAGGTCTGTTTCATGTGGTTGGCGAGTCTGAGATTAAAGACCTAGAGTCCTTTGGGCGCATTAACGGAGCATCCATCATTTTCCCGTATATTAGGGAACATATCACGAATATCACTCAAAAAGGAGGAATGGGGGCCATCATTCTTCCACCTGTCAATTTTACTAATTCTATCAAGAAATAGTAGCTCTCCATCTGTCATCTCCCGATGATTGCTCACCGGGGATTGCATTTTTGGCAGATTCCTTTCATTATGAACGCCAAGATGGTAAAATGATAGGGATTCCGCTATAAGAAATAGGGATTATTCCTTGGATATTTGATGTTTATTGCTTATATTTGTAACGGATAAAAGAGACATTCATCATGAAGTACCTGGTCATCATACTTTTCGCTGTCGTCTTCGGCTTTGTGGCCGGGCTGCTGTTCCCGTCGAAGCACAGGAAGAAGTATGGCGGCTTGCGCAAGAAAGGCAAGAGCAAGACCACCTATCCCGGATACACATCCTATATATACCACTAGTCATGAAGTACCTGCTCATCATACTTTTCGCTTTCGTCTTCGGCTGCGTGGCCGGGCTGCTGTTTCCGTCAAAGAAGCATAAGTCCATGTATGGGTCACACCGCTGCCGCGTCAAGGCCCACGACCCTGCAGGCACAGGTATTTATTGATATCTCCACATAGCGCAGCCCGCCACCCGTCGGCTGCGCTTTTCATGTCTTTTCCCCTTTTCCTCAAACCATGTATCTTTGCATAAAAAAGCAAGGATAGATGAGTATTACCGTTGACAAAATACAACTGGAGATTGCCGTCAAGCACGACAAGACGCGCCAGGAGATAGCTCAGGTCACCGACGACATCACCACCGAGACCAACGCCCTGAAGAAACTCCAGGACGAGAAGCGGAAGGCCATGAAGAAATACAAGGACGAGAGCCATCCCGAGGTGGTGAAGGCCACGCGTGCCTACGAGGAGCAGACGCAGAAGATCGACGCCCTGCGACGCCGCAAGGACGAGCTGCGCGCCTCGCTGAAGGTGGAAGGGCTCTCCATCAGCGAGGTGCGCGACGAGCTGAAGCGCTACAACATGCAGCTCAACAACCTCACGCCTGGCACGGAGAAGTTCAACCAGACGAAGGAACACGTGGAGGAGCTGAAGCGCAGGCTGAAGGAGCTGACGACAGAGGCGAAGACGACGAAGGAGTCGATAGGCGAGAGCCTCGGACTGTTCAACGCTTTCGGATTTGCAATAAAAAATGCCTTTGACCTCACAGGGCTGACATCCCAGATATCTGAGCTCACATCGAAGGCCACCGATCTGGCCATGAAGGCCGAGGGCATCGAGCTGGCCTTCCAGCGCATCAACTCACCGGGTCTGCTCGACAAGCTGCGCGAGGCCACCCGTGGCACCGTCAGCGACCTCGAGCTCATGCGTCAGGCCGTGCAGTTCAAGGACTTCAATCTCGACGTGGAGCAGCTGGGCAACTTCCTTGCCTTCGCCCAGCAGAAAGCGAAGGACACGGGACAGTCGATAGACTACCTGGTGAGCTCGATCGTCACGGGACTGGGCCGACAGTCGAAGCAGATCCTCGACAACCTGGGCATCTCGGCCTCGGAGATCACCGAGGAGATGGGCAAGGGCGGCGACATGGTGCAGGCCGTGTCGGCCATCGTGGCCCGCAACATGAAGAACGTGGGCGACTACTTTGAGACCGCAGGCGACCGTGCTGCCCGCGCTGCCGCCCAGCAGGAAAATGCCCTGCTGGAGCTGGGACGGCGGATCATGCCCATCAAGGAGGCCGTGGCAGAGGTGCTGAACACCATCCTGACTGGCGGCACGAAGGTGCTCACCTTCCTCGTGGAGAACCGCAAGACGGTGGTGGTGCTGACGGCTGCAGTAACCGCCTACACCGTAGCCGTCAAGGCTGCCGCTGCCGCCGCATGGATAGCCGAGAAGGCCACCAAGGCATGGAACTTGGTGCTGAAGGCCAGCCCCCTGGGACTGTTCACAGCCGCCATCGTAGCTGCCGCATCGGCCATAGCCCTCTTCCGGAAGAATGCCGACGATGCCACCACCGCCACCACGCGCATGGTCAACGCCCAGCAGCGTGCCAACGATGACTACATGGATCAGAAGACGCGCATCGACCAGCTGTCGAAGGCCGTGCACGACAATACCCTCTCCATCGACGCGCGACGCGAGGCACTCGACCGTCTGAAGGAGATCATCCCCGGATATAACGCCCTGCTCGACGAGGAAGGACGCCTGACGCGCGACAACACCACCGCCATCGACGAATACCTGAAGCGGCTGAAGCAGCAGCTGCTGGCCAAGTCGCTCGAGGATGAGCTAGTGGAAGCCTACAAGAAACAGCGTGAGGCCAGCAAGGCCCTCTCGGAGATGATCGAGGAGTACAAGAGAGACCCCTTGAAATGGAACGGCCTCAAAGCCTCGTTGTTTGGCAGGATCAGGCAGGAGTCCATCGACGCCAAGGCTGCTGTGCTCACGCTCGAGAAAGAGCTCGACAGCGTGTGGGACAAATGGGAAGCACCTTCGAGGCCCGCACCGACACCTGAGGCGAACGTGCTGCCCGAGGCCGTTGTCACTCCCACCAAGACTACCAAGCCCACCGTCACCACCAAACCCGACGACGCTGCCCGGCAACGCCGCGAGGCCGAGCAGCAGCTGAAGGCCGCCTACGACCACGAGCTCGTGTTGCTCAGAGAGCAGCGCCAGAAGGAGCTGATGACCGAGGAACAGTACCAGCAGCAGAAGTACATGGCCGAGCAGCGCTATCTGCGTGACCTGGGCGAGCTGCGCGAGAAGAGCGGAGCATCGGACGTGGAGCGTCAGGAGGTGCAGGACCGCCAGCTGGATGCCCTGCTGAACGAGCAGCAGCGCCTGCGCCAGCAGCAGATACAGCAGATGCAGGACACGCTGGCCACGGCTCAGATGTCGTACAACGTAGACCAGGCCGCACTCGAGGAGATGTTCTGGCAGGGCAGCCTGAAAGGCGAGGCGGAGTATCAGCAGAAGAAGACCGAGCTGCAGCGTGACTACCTGCAGCAGCGCATCAGCATCCTCCGTCAGTATGGCGGCGATGCCACGAGCGAGGAGCAGCAGCTGCAGCAGCTGGAGCTGGCCACCGCCAAGGATACGGCCACGCGCCGCCAGAAGGAGCTGGAGCAGCAGATGAAAGGCATGACCACCCAGCAGAAGCTGCAGCAGCTGGAGCAGAACGCTGAGGTGCTGGGATGGCAGCGCACGCAGGAGATGAAGACGCAGATCCTGGCCGAGGAAGAAGCGCGCCGCCAGCAGATAGCGCAGGAGGCTGCCAGCGCCATCAACGGACTGATGCAGTCGACCACCGCCCTCTTCTCCTCGCTGCAGCAGCGGGAGCTGGCCACCGTGGATGCCAAGTACAAGCAGCTCATAGCTACCGCCCGCAAGCAGGGTCGCGACACCACCCGCCTCGAGGAGCAGCAGCAGGCCGAGCGCATGGAGATCCAGAAGAAGTATGCCCAGCGGCAGTTCAAGCTGCAGGTGCTGCAGATCATAGCCGCCACGGCACAGGCCATCGCCAACGTATGGAAGCAGTGGGCTGCCTATCCTCCCGTGGCCGCAGCACTGTCGGCAGCTGCCGCCGCACAGGGAGCCATACAGATGGCCACCGCCAAGGCGCAGGCCGACCAGGCTGCCGGACTCTACGAAGGCGGCTACTCGGAAGGCTACACCCGTCAGGGCGACCCTAGGAAGCAGGCCGGCGTGATCCCCGTGCATCAGTCGGAGTTCGTGGCCAACCACCATACCGTGGGCAACCCGCAGCTGCGCCCGCTGCTCGACGCCATCGACCGTCACCAGCGGCGCGGCGACGTGCAGCTGCTGGATGCCACGCGCCTGCTGGCCGAAGCCTATGGGATGGGGCGGGCAGGCGGCGGATATGCCGGACCGGCAACGTCGGCCACGGGCGGTCCGCTGGAGCTGCACATCCGCTCGGTCATCCGTGAAGAGGTGACACCCCTGCTCGAGAACATTGAGCGCAACACTGGCACTGTGGGGGTGCCTCGTGGAGGGTACCACCGAGGAGCTGGAGTGGGGGCGAAATCAGGATAGGTCTTGAGAAATCTCAAATTAACCTGTATATTAACGTTTACAAAATGAAACAGGAGACAATGAATCAGGATAGCAGATCTTTCCACATCCGATTCTACGGGCGACAGGAACTGGCTCTGCTCTACTTCCCCTACATACAGCCGGCATCTGCCTGGAGAAAGTTGAAGGGTGAGCTGCTGTTTAACCCCAGACTGCGCCAGCTGGTGTGGAGGCCGGGAACGGGCAGGAAGCTGACACGCTCATTCAGCCCCAAGGAGGTAATTTTAATTGTCGAGGAGCTAGGCGAGCCGTAGGATAGCCCAAACGGGACAAGCGCTGCTGCAACCATCGGAAAGAACGCGAAAGAGCCTCGTCAGGCAACAACCGAAAACACGCTGTTTGCTACCACGACGGGCTGTTACACTACGCTTCAAGACGTTTCATGCCGGACTGTGCGCCGACGGTAGTAACTTTGCACCCGACAAAGGTTCAGACGGAAGCCGACGGGCACCACGACCATCCGCAACACTCGCCACGACGGTAAACGACGCGCGTCACCAACATCCGAGACCGACCTGACGAGCATACGCGACCGGCGGGATGCTCATCCGCGACCGCCGGACCGAACAACAATTCATTAACAAACAAAACAAAAAAAGGAGACAAAGAACTATGTCACAGAAAGTACAGAAGTATCGTAACACGAACGAGCTGTCGAAGTCCTTCGGCAAGTACTACGTCAGGCCCGTCTACGACGTCCGCTTCGTGGGCACCAGCGAGCTGGCCGACTACATCCAGACGCAGTGCACCGTGAAGCGCTCCGACATCAAGGCCGTCCTCGACGAGCTCGGATCTGCCTTCAAGCACTATTTCGAGCTTGGCCAGAAGGTGAAGCTCGACGGCATCGGCATCTTCAAGGTGGGCATCTCCAGTGCCTGCAGCGACACCGAGGAGGGCTGCACCGCCAACCTGGTGAAGAAGTGCCGCGTCAACTTCCAGCCCGAGACTACCGCCGTGCTCACGGGTGTGAAGGAGGTGCAGCGTGCCCAGAAGGTGAACGGCGTAGCCACCCTCATCACCACTCAGATGCAGGTCTTCAACCACCCCGCCACCATGCTCAAGGACGTCCGCTTCGAGCTCACCGCCGATCTGCAGGGCAGCGGCATCGGTAGTGGCGGCTCAGACGACGGAGGCTCGGGCAACGGAGGCTCGGGCGACGACGAGCCACGTCCGTAAAGCCGGAGCAGCCCCACACCACCGGGCCGCACCCACACTGATAGTGCGCCGACAGTCGCTCCTGCCAGCTCAGGAATGGACTGGCGGCGTACATTTTTACCAACCCAAGCAATAACCAACAACAAGCATTATGAAGCAGAACACAAAAGACTGGCTGCAGTACCTCTCGGCACTGACACTCATCCTCAGTGCCATTGTCATGGGGTTCCTGTCGTTCCTCACGCTTCTCGACGTTCCGGCAGGGGTCAACACCTACATCGGCATCGCCGTCTCGGGCTGACTGGCTATCTTCGGCGTAGCTGCCTACATGGTCAGTCAGGTAGCGCAGTTCAAGACCAACATACGGCGCGAGTTGTACGAGGCGAAAAAAGCGGAGGCAAAGCAGGCGGAGGAAGTTCACTAATAAAAAACGGGAGCAGCGGCGTTTTTTTATACTCTTTACATGGTGGTTCGGAAAAAATTCCGTAACTTTGCAGCCGTTAACACTGACCGGCGGGGCAATGACACGATTCAAGCTACGGGCAAACATCATTTATAGCCGCGACCTTGACATAGAGGCCGACAATATCACCGAAGCCATCGACAAGGCAAAGCAGATGATGGAAGAACCCTCCTCAACGAACGAGCTGAAGCCGCAGGGAGTGACATTCTCGCTGCTCAGCCACGCCATCGGCGACGAAGGGCTGGTGAAGACAGGACTGGAAGATAAAACAAGTGCAATCGAGGAATGATGAAACCATGTAATGACTATTCGGAACAAACGGCCAAAGCCGTGAGGTTTTTCTGGCAGACCAAGAGACGGCAACTGGCAAGCAGTGGCGACACGTCGAACCGTGGCGCCGTAGTGGGCGGCAAGCAGATGGACGGTTTTGTCGCACTGCTCCGACAGGTGGCTATGGACGCGGGTGTGCCTGCCGACGCGATAATTACCGACAAGAACTATCTGCCGGGCTTTTTCCGCTCGTCGAAGGACTGGGACATGCTCATCATAACACCGGCGGGCAAACTGGCTGCCGCCATTGAGCTGAAATCGCAAATAGGCTCATACGGCAACAACTTCAACAACCGTACCGAAGAGGCCATTGGTTCTGCGGTCGACTTGTGGACGGCCTTCCGCGAGGGGCAGTTCCCCGCCCAGCAGGCTCCGTGGGTGGGCTGGCTGATGGTGGTGGGACGCGACGCGAAATCGACGGCGCCGGTGCGCAATTACGAGCCTTACTTTCCCGTACGTCCAGAGTTCGACGGAGCCACTTACACAGACCGCTACCGCATTTTCTGCCAGAAACTCATTACTGAGCGCCACTATACGGCGACGGCTCTGTTATGGACAAGCGATGCCAAGACGTTTGGCAACGTGGCCGACGACATATCCCTGCCGCGGTTTCTCAACTCGTTTTCCAGTTATCTAAGCGGTCAGCGCAATGAGTTCAGGTAACAGCACACTTTACGGCACGCGCACCAGCGGAGGGCAGCACGGCGATGTTTTCACCTCGCCGCTTGTCGTGGGCTACATGCTCGATCTGGTGGGCTACAGCGGCGACCGTGACCTGAGCCGTCTGCGCATAGCCGAGCCGTCGTGTGGCGACGGCGTGTTTGTCGTCGAGATAGCACGACGGTTGCTACAGTCGGCCCGCCGGTTCGGCTTCGATGCTCAGGAGGCCTTCCTTCGCAACGTGCGAGCCTACGACATCGATGAGGCAAAAGTATGCCAATGCCGCGAGCGCCTCAGCCAGATTGGCTTCGGGAAGGCCGCGCAGGCAGTCGTGGCGGCCGATTTCCTGCAGGTTCGCACCGACCCGGTCGACATCGTGGTAGGCAACCCACCTTATATCCGCTACGAAAACATTCCGGCCAGGATGCTCGACGTATGCCGCTCACGGTTCAAGACCTTCCACTACCGTTGCGACCTTTACGTGCCTTTCTTCGAAAAGTCGCTGGCCATGCTCGAAAGCGGTGGACGTCACTGCTTCATCTGCTCCAACCGCTGGCTAAAGAACGAGTACGGCAAAAAGCTGCGCCAAATGGTGGCCTCAAGCTACAGGCTCTGGAGCATCGTCAATCTGGAACACGCCGATGCTTTTCAAGAAGATGTGCTGGCCTATCCGGCCATTACGGTCATCAGCAACGATTTTCCTGCACAGACATTCCAGTATGCCGAATGTCTACGGGTGGAAGAGCTGCCACAGGCACTCTTCGAGGAGCGCATGATGCCCCGGGGTGCCGACTGGACGGCGGCATTCAGCACTGTTTTGCCCGATTCTGGATTCCAGACCATCGAGCAGCAGGGATTCAAGATTGGCATAGGGGTGGCCACGGGTGCCGACACGGTATTCATCTCGGCCGACCTGCCACAAAAGGTTGAACCTGAACTCCTCATGCCAGGCATCAACGCCCGCGACCTGCGCGGAAACCGTCTGCAATGGCAGGGCGAATATCTGCTCAATCCCTATAATGACGACGGCACGCTGGTCAATCTGGACGATTATCCGCGGGCCAACGCTTATTTGGAGTCACACCGGGAGCGGCTACAGGCTCGCCACGTGGCCAGGCAATCGCCGTCACGGTGGTATAAGACCATAGACCGCATCAGACCGGCCCTGCGCACGCAGCCCAAGATCTTGCTGCCTGACATGTCGGGAAACACATTCATCTTCGTCGATGACGGAGAATTCTATCCGTTGCACAATATTTACTACATCACTGGACGTTCGTCAGCACAGCTGCGGCTGCTTGCTGCTTTCCTCATGTCCGATTTTGTGCGCCAGCAGTTGCAGGCGGTCACCAATCAGATGAACGGCGGCTTCGCACGCTGGCAGAGCCAGCACCTGCGAAAGTTGCGATTGCCGCGACTGAGTACTATTCCTAACGAGGATGTGAACCAGATACTTGCTCACTACGAGCTTAAAGAGATTGCATCCATCAATAAAAGGACAAAAAAGTACATGCCTGCTAAATTCGTCTTAGCGTAACGGCATTTTAGCTGATTCCCGTCTGCAACGGCTACTCCTACCAGGCAACTTGACAGCAACGCCACCGTTGGCAATATCTCGCTAACGGTGCTCTCGGCAACGAAGACTTTTGTGTCAGCCGCCACTCTCGACATGCGTATTGGCTACGCCCAATTTGCCGCCGGGAAGGTTCTCTTCCATTGGTTGTTTGGGCACTTGGTCGTTTTGGAAAGTTACTGACTCATGGCTTTTGGTCAGGCTTTAATTAACATCGACTTCCTGCCCATCGAGGAAGGCCGCATCGTCAACGAGTGCGGCTACATCTACGAGGGCAGCACGAACCAAATCCAATTCATAGAGGAAGAT